TAGCTATTTTTCATTAATTTTATATCTATAAATTTTATTAATAATATTTTATAAATATATTTCAATAATTTATTCAATTTATAAAAATATTAATTGAATAAACCAAAGGTGAACACCCCTATACATATAATATATATTAGATTTTATAATTTAAATTTGTAAATTATAAATAATAATTATTAAAAATTATCTTATACAAAAATATTTTATATTTTTGAAGGTTAATAAATCCTCTTTCCATCTAATTATTATTTATTTTTTAATGGAAATTTCTTAATATATAAATTTTTATGAAATTTTATATAATTTTGCGAGTAATAATTATTTTATTAAAAATAGGTATATTTAATGAGCATATAAAATAATACGTGTATTTTTTATATACACATATTATTTATTAAAGCTAAATATTTTTTATGTCTAGTATAACATATTCATTTTATAAATTTTATTTTTGTGTATATAAAAATAATATTTAATAAAATAATATTGCAAGTAATGATTATTTTATTAAAAAAAGGTATATTTAATAGACATAGAAAAAATACCTTTTTTTATGTAAAAATTATTTATGAAATAATATAAAATAAAATAATATAATATAATATAATATAATATAATATAATATAATATATGAATTCTAATAATTCTTCCACACTCTCTGGTTATTCATATTCAGTAGATGGTAATTTTATAACTTTAAATGCAAAATCTGTGCACTTTGGTGATAATAGTTGCAATAATAAAACAGTTATTTCAAATTCTAGTATTAGACTAGGTTGTGGAGTTGATACTAGAACGCAAGATTCAGGTTTATTATCAGTAGGTAATGATGAATTAATAATAGATGGTATAGCTTCATCTAATAATATAAAAAATATTAAATTAAATGATAATGTTATAATAAGTGGCGAGTTAATACCTAATAAATTAAAATTTCCAGATCATATTGGTCATCCTATAACTAGTATTGATATGAATGAATTATATGATATTTTATATAATCGTCAAAAAGGTACACTTTTAGTAACAACCATAAATACAAAAGGAAAATTTACAAAACCAATAACTATAAATTTTGCAAAACCATTTAGAAATATTCCTCATGTTGATATTAAAAATTTAAATTTAGATAACAATATTTCAATATATATAGGCAATATTACAAATAAATCTTTTGATATATCTTTTAAATCAAATAGTATAAATAGAGTTAATATGGAATGGACAGCTGAATTATTACTTCCTACAACTAATACTAATATAGTTATTGGTGGTAAAAATGGATATAAACTAAATATCTAATAATTTTTTTTGTCTATATTCTTTCATATATAAATTACGTTGATTTTGAAATTCATCACCTAATTTTTCTTTCTTTTTAGCCAAGTATTTAAGCGCTGCTTCTCTATTTTTTAATTGTTTAGTTGTAACATTATTATGATCAATTATTTTATTACTAGTTTTCCAATTATTTTGTATAATTTCATATTCATTTTTATTTAATTTTAGATTATAATTTTCATTTAAATAATCAATAAATATATTTAATTCACTTTGTAGATCATAAGAATTAATTTTTGTTTTATATTGATATTTTTGACAATTTATAATTTTTGAAAATTGTATATAATCAATATTATTTACATTAACAATTGAAAAATTATTAGGCATTTTCGGTTTATCATGTATTAATATTTCATTTACTATTTTAATATTTTTAGGTAAACTCGGAATAGTATAATTAGATATTTTTAATTCTGGATAAGTTTTATTCAAAAATTCTATTAATAAATTTAATTCTTTTTGTATATCATTACATTGTATTGTATTTTTTTTACTAATACGAATTTTATTAATTGTTTTTGCATACTGAATATAATATTTATTTTTTTCACAATAAATACTAAAATTAGAAGGTAATTCTATTTTAATATTTTCTAATGATGTTATCGGATGTTCCATTATTTCTAATTTATATTCTTTAGAACTAGTTTTTTCATCACATAATTCATCATCAGTTTTTAATTGATTAGTTAAAATATTTATACCTGATTCATCGGCACATAATTCATTATCAGTTTTTAATTGATTAGTTAAAATATTTATATCTGATTCATCGGCACATAATTCATTATCAGTTTTTAATTGATTAGTTAAAATATTTATATCTGATTCATCGGCACATAATTCATTTTCAGTTTTTATTTCAGAATTTATTTGATTACTTGATTTTATAATTGAATGCATAGACATAACTAGTTCTGGATATTTTTTATTTAATTTATTAATAAATAGATCAAGTTGTAATTGAAGATCATTATTAGATAATATCATTTTAAGATTATATCTTTTATCATTATATTTTCTATCATATATATAATATTGATTATTATCTTTATTTAATAGACTAATATATTTAGGTAAATTTATTTTAGTATCATCTTCATCTGATTCTAAGTCACTATCAGAAACATCATTTAAATTATTTAATTTTTTTTTAATCATTGCTAGTTTTTCTTGAATTGTAAATTTACTTGATTTATTACCATCAAATCTTTTACATTTTGGATGATTAGATATATAAAAGTATTCTCTATATTTATCTGTATCTAACATTTCTTTTCGATAACATACATATTTAGGTAAGTCTTTTTGACTAATACCTGATGGTAATTCAATTGCATCACATCTTCGTTCTGATTTATCACGATTTGAATTTTGAACAGACATATTAACTAATCTAAGATTTTCTTTTCTATTATCTAATTTATTATGATTAATATGATCAACTGTTTTTTCAAAACTTGTTAAATCTTCAGTATGGACATCCATAATAACTTGATGAAGATAATAATATTTATGATTTTTAGTACATGATGATGCAACATAACCATTTTTATGTAAATACCATGGGGATCTATTACCTTTAACATATAAAACTTTATTAATATCATTTAATGAAAATTTAGTATATGTTGTATCTTTTATATGCATTATATAATAAATATCATTATTTTTATCTTTTATTTTCCAGTACATATTTCTATATTGGCCTGTATATTTTCCATGAGATATCAAGTATGATTCACCATTTTCTAAAATTTCATAATTAGAAAATTCATCATATAAATTACTATCAGTATTATTTGTAGTTGAATTTGTAATATTAATAGTATTAACGGTTTCATTTATTTTAATATCTTTTATTTTATAAGTATTATAATTATCAACATTATCAATTTTAATATTTTTGATTCTATAATCATTATGATCTTCATTTATAAAAGTGAAATTTTTATTTTTGGCTCTGTCATATAGAATATTATATAATTTTATTGTTGATTTATAATTTTTATAATACCATAAATTGTCTTCTTCATTGAAGACAAAATTTTCTACTTTACAAATTTTTAATCTAGATATTATTAATGCATGTTCTAAACTGAGTTTAATCTTGTCTACAAGTATGCAGTGTTTTTTATTCGGAAAACTTATTACTTCCATTAAAAAAATATGAAATTTTATCTTTAAATAATTTTAGTTTCAATTTTTATAAAGTATTATAATACGATTATAAAAATTATATAAAATGGTAGATAGATATAAAATGTATGAATTACAATGTTAATTCGAATAAGCAGTGCCTGCCATGCCTGACATAACTCTCAGTACATTATAATTCATTGTATATATATTAAGGAGGGAACTGGATCCATTGCCCCAATTTTTTTGCCAATCAGAAGAAAAGTTATTTGAAACACCAAAATCAACATTAAGAGTTGCATTATCAATACGAGAGAAATTGCAAGTACCTGATGGTTGATGATCTTCAGCTTTGAGAGCAAAGCTATATACGTTAATACCGTCTGCTGGTGTGTTGCTAAAATGTTGGAATGGTTGAACATAATTGAAGTACTGTCCATCTCTTGCTTGGAAACGATCATGACCATTTAGTTGAAGTTTTGCATTTACAACTGGATTATCTGAACCGTCTACGAAATTTCCATAATTAGTATAATCTACAACATTTAATGATGCTGATTCAAGGAATCTTAATACATGTGAATTAATTGTTGTACCAGACACATTTACACCTGCTGCGAAAAGTAGATCTTTAATATCAGATACAGTTCTAGAAATATCTTGCATTGTTAAATTATTTGATATTACAATCATATTATTAAGTACTGCAGTAAATAGTTCAGAGTCAGTTGAGCATGAATTTGTTATTTCAGGAAGAGCATCTGATGCTGGTGTAATTACGCCAGTAGGACTAGTTGAACTAGTTGTAGCTGTTGCGGTACTTTGCGCAACCATTTTAATCTCAAATTTAGCAAGCATTTTACCTAATGCTGAAGATAATGAGGCATTAGTATTACCCTCAATTAAATCACCTACTTTAGTTGCCATGTCACCATTACTAACTTTAATTACAGTTTTAGTAGCGGGTGAACCTGGTGCATAAGAAAATCCATTTAGTGATACTGCAAATAAAATTTTAGCAAATCTATCTTTTGCAGCACTCCAATCACCATTGAAAGCATAAGAAATCCATTGTTTACGAGTTGTATATCGTTCAAGTTGTGGTGCCCATACTAAATATTTGCATGGGTGATTGAAATTTAATCTGATTTTATTGCTATTACCAGTAATAGTTTCAGATCCTGTAAATTGAAGTTGTTCAATCAGATATTCATGTGATGCTTGAGCAAATCTTTTACGTTCTTCAGAATCAAGATATACATAATCAATTAGTAGATATGAATCTTTCATTAGATTATTAAGATTGGTAGGGTAGTCAGTTTCCCAATTGATACAGTCAGCGAGGGAACGGAAATTAACGGTAACTCTAACATCATGATATTGAAGAGCAATTAGTGGTAATGCTAGGCCATTATTACGATTAAACCAGAATTGTAGAGGAATATACATTTGATATAATGGTTTGTCATTAGTACTTACTGTAGTTAGTTCAGATACATCACCAATCATTTTACCATATCCTTTTTGTTGTCCAGCTTTATGAGTTAGTTCATACCAAATATTTAACCAATCACCATAATGTTGATCAATTTGTGATCCTCCAATTTCAATTTTGCAAGATTGTACAAGTGCATGTCCAAGACGTCTAACATAACCCCAAGGTTTATCAATATTAGTTACAGCATTCAGTTGAACAGCAATATACATATTTGTAATAAGATCACCATTACGATTAATATTGCAAGTTACTTGACGTCCAAAATCAATAGATCCATTCCATGTTTGTTGGATTGGTTCAACAGCAAAATTAGTATGTCGTCTATATACTACTTTAAAGAAAGTAATTTGAGGATTACCAGATAGATATACGTCTTGTGCGCCATAAGCGACTAGTTGCATAAGACCTCCAGACATTATATTATATAATATACATAGAAAAAAAAATTAAATATTTTTTTTATAAATTATTAATTTAACGCATTAAAATAATAATTATATATAATAAATTAAATTATTATTATATTTTTATACATAATTATATATAAATTTAAAGTTTTTTTATAATATTATTTTAATAATATTATGATACAAAATAAAGATATTATTAAATACAATAAATTATCTAAATACAAAGAAACAAAAAAAATAATCAATAAAGAATACACTACTCTTGATAATAAACATCGGCAAATGGTTAAATTAATAAACAATAAAAAAAATGATAAAAATTTTTTATTTAATAAAATTAATGAATTAAATGACGAAATTAATAATACAGATAATATATATAAACGAGCTTTATTATTAGATGAAAAACATAAATATGAAGTTGCATATGATAATATATGTAATAATTATGAAGAAATGGATTATTATGATATTGCAGGTGATTTAATAAATGATTATTATCAAAATCGTGAAAATAATTATATTGATATTAAAGAAACTAAAAATATATTAGATTTTTTAGTTGATAAAAAAAAAATAAATAACTTAAATAAATCAAATTTATATGAAAAATATTGTCAAAGAATTAATGGTATTAAAATCATTCAAGACGACGGGTCAAATAGAATTAAATATTGTCAGGATTGTAATATTGAAAAAATATTAGATATGGCTGAAAGTGCGTATATTTGTCAATGTTGCGGTGATAGTGAAAACATTATATTAGATGAAGATAGACAAATTAAAGATTATTCACCTTATAAAAGATTAAATCATTTTAGAGAATGGCTAAATCAATTTCAAGCAAAACAAAATCCTGATATATCAGAACAAGTATTTATTGATATAGTCAGAGAATTAAATAAAAATCGTGTTATTGATTTATCAATATTAAATAAAAAAAATATGAAAATTATTCTTAAAAAATTAGGATATAATATTTATTATGAACATATTGCATATATTATAAATAAATTAAATAATTTACCCCCACCTAAAATTACACGTGATATGGAAAAATTATTTATATCAATGTTTTATAAAATACAAGATCCATGGGAAAAATTTAAACAACCTGATAGAAAAAACTTTTTATCATATTCATATGTTTTACATAAATTTTGTGAATTATTAGAATTAGATCATCTATTAGAATGTTTCCCATTGCATAAAGATCCAAATAAAATTATGGAAAATGATCAAATATGGGAAAAAATTTGTAAATTTCTAAATTGGGAATATATTGCATCTTTCAAATAGATTATAATTTAATAAGTAGAAATTATAATCCATTTCATAAAAATACAATCAAATTATATTCATGTAAATTTCATGCTTATGTATGAAACTTTAGATAAATAAAAAATTTAAGATTTATTCCAATCATACATTTAATAATGATATTTTTTAATATACCTATTTTTATAAAAATTATCAAAAATTTCATAAAATTATTTATCAAAGATAAATATTTTTTTTTATTCTCATTAAATATACTTATTTTTTAATTAAATAATTATTACTCCCAAAATTATATAATTTTATTAAATATTATTTTTAAATACATGATTAGAATAAATCTTTGATTTTCTGTCATTCTTAATAATTTTTATAAATTAAATTTTTGATAATCATAATTATGAGTCTATTTATCTAATTTAGAAGTAATAATTATTTATAAAATAATAATATTATTTAATAATTTTCTTGAAAATAAGTGTATAAAAATTAATTTAATTTATAAAATAATAATAGAAATAAAATTAATATCTCCAAAGAATGACTACTTAATAAAATATTGATTAAAATAATTAAATATTCCAATTATTATAAAAAATATATACTTTTTCTAACTACACTAATTTTCATGAGTAAAAAATGTTACTGTATCTAATTTTTATGAAATTTTTGATAATTTCATAAAAAAAGAATATACATGTTATTTTTTATTCTTGTTATACCATATACATTTTATAAAAATTATTACATTTAAAAAATAACATTTAATTAATACGCATTATTAGTAAGTAATAATTATTTATTTAGAAATGAATATACACTCATTTTCAGGAAAATTATCAAAAATTTTATAAAATGAATACTATATTACCGTATTCATTTTATAAATATTATTTAGAATGACAGAAAATATTTGATTTTCTGTCTTAAGATTGTGATAAATTGAAGATTTATCACAATCATGTATTTAAAAATAATATTTAATAAATTTATATGTTATAATGATTTATTAAAAAATAGGTATATTTCATAAAAAATACATTTATTTTTTCTATGATCATTAAATATATCTATTATTAAAATAAATCATTATTACTCACATAATTATATAAATTTATTAAATACTATTTTTAAATACATGATTGTGATAAATTTAAAATTTATCACAATTTTAAGACAGTAAAACTTTGATTTTTTGTCATTCTAAATAAAATTTATAAAATGAATATAGTAAAATAGGCATAAAAATATTTATTTTCGATAAATATTTTTTTATGAAATTTGTAATAATTTTCATGAAAATTAGTGTATTTAATTAATTCATATATTTTAAAAGCAAATAATGGTATAAAATAATAGCAATATTTAATGAACATAGAAAAAATTTAATAATTTTCATTTATGAAATTTTTAATAATTAATATTTTTTTCCTTTACCTTTTTGATAATTATCTAATGTTTGTATACCTTTACCTTTTTGATAGTAATTATCAAATGTTTGTGTACCTTTACCTTTTTGATAGTAATTATCAAATGTTTGTGTACCTTTACCTTTTTGATAATTATCAAATGTTTGTATACCTTTACCTTTTTGATAGTAATTATCAAATGTTTGTGTACCTTTACCTTTTTGATAATTATCAAATGTTTGTATACCTTTACCTTTTTGATAATTATCTAATGTTTGTATACCTTTACCTTTTTGATAATTATCAAATGTTTGTATACCTTTACCTTTTTGATAATTATCAAATGTTTGTGTACCTTTACCTTTTTGATAATTATCTAATGTTTGTATACCTTTACCTTTTTGATAATTATCAAATGTTTGTATACCTTTACCTTTTCCTTTTTGATAGTAATTATCAAATGGTTGCATACCTATACCTTTCTCTTTCATATCATTTGAATTATAAGTGTGTACATGAAAATTTATATGTTTAGGTAAGCTATTTGTATGATTATACAATAATTGATTTTTAATAATTTGAATTTCTTGTTTTAAGATATCATTTTCATCTTTAAGAGAATTATATTTTTCATCTTTAGGTAAATCATTTTTTGAACTAGAAGAACCTGAACTTTTATCAAAATCAATAAATAATGAACTATTGTCATAATTATTTATAGGTTTTGTTATGATAAATTTTTTAGATTCAATTGGATATGATCCACCTCTAGCAGCGGCAGATGCAGATAGATATTCTAATTCATCAAATATACATTTCTCGGATATCACACTAATATATTTAGCTAATAATTCTTGTGATATTAATTTTTTTCTATTTATTATTTCAGTATTATCATGAAATTTAACTGAAATAGTTTCGTTATTTATTTTTTTGTCAACTATACCTTGAATAATATAATTATCTTTAATTACGCCAACTTGTTCACCTATTACTAACTTATCAAATTCTATAAAGTCCATTGTAGTTATTTCCGTATCATCTTCAATATAAAATTGATCAAAAAATTCTTTATAAAATTTATCAGATGACAATTGTTTCCATATATTATGAAAAGTTTTTTCTGTAGTAAGACAATTAATATTTTTTATTAATTTTTCACCATTTCTTTTTATAACAAGTGCCTCTTTACTACTAATAAATTGAATAAATTGTACTGGTTCCAATTTATCTGATTTTAAATCATAATAACCAATAATAGATTTTGGTCGTGGTATATCATTAATATTAATAAATGTTAATTTAGGTCTTGAACTAAATTCTTTCAAATTTAAAGTCATTTTGAGATAATATTGTTGACGAAATATATGAGGGTACAAATTATGTATAGTAATGTAATATATTTAAATTTCAATTTTTTTATATTTTACTAATTAGATAAATATCTACATATAAATATATGGATAAAATTATTTTTATTATATTAATTAGTATTTTAATTTTTTTTACTTTATTAAATTATTATATTATGAATAATGTAAAAGGATTTGAAAAATGTCAATTATTAGAAAAAAATAATGAATTGCAAAAAATTAAAGTTAAATCTATATATGATTATCGTGTTTCTAAAGAATTAAAAAATATGTTTATTGAACCATCTATAAATTATGGTTATCAATCTTTTAATGAAGAATAATTTAAATTCATTTTAAAGATTTTATATTATTATATTTTAATATGTCTCAAACAGGATACTTTGTACAAGATTCTTTTATTCCTGATGATCAAAAATATGTATGTTTATCATTTTTAACTGATAAAGAAAATAAAAATACTTTAAATGGTATCAAAGTTAGAGGTGTTTTTCCAACATATGAATTAGCATGTGAACATGCTAAAAAAATTCAAGGTATTGATCCATATTTTCATGTTTTTGTAGGTGATGTAGGAAAATGGTTACCATTTGATCCTAATCCTGATTCAGAATATGTAAAAAATTCAGAATATGCAAATGAACAATTAAATAATTTAATGAAAGGATATTTAGAGAATCAGGAAAAAGCAAAAATATATCATGAACAACGCAAAACAGAAATGATTAGACAAAATATAATGGACAATTTAACATCAAAGCAAGATAATTTAAGTTCGTTAAATAAAAAATTAAAAAAAGTGGAAAATGAAGATGAAAAAGTAGATCTAAAAACAAAAATAGAAATTATTGAAGATCAAATTAAAAAGATGGAAGAAAAAAAGGGTGAATTAGATGGTAAAATTACAGATTTAAATAATCAAATTAAATCTTTTAATTCAAATATGTCAGAACCAACTATTATTGATAATAATTAAATTTAATAATAATTAATGATTATTAATTATTATTAATTTATGATTTTTTATAACTATTAAATGTATCTATAAATATTTTGGAATCAGCAATCATTTTTATTTGTTTTTCACATATTTTATCTTGTTCACTAGCATTACCAATAACATAAAATAAATAAAAATTATTAATATATGGTTTTTCATCTGAATCAGATCCAAAATAGTTTTTCATAAATGTTTGAATGGGTGGTGTTTCTGTATATGATTTATCATAATTATATGTTGTAGTAATCCACTTTATAATTGATGTATTTTTTTCTCCAAATGTATAATATATATATTGATAATCAATTGTATCAAATATAAAATCACCATTATCTTCTATTAATAAGACATCATTTCCAGTATTCTTATTTCTTATGTATGATCGTAATAATTCTCTAATAAAATAAGTTTGTGCTAATGTTTCAGTATAAAAATTAGGTAATGGTTCAATGTATGTATCTTTATCTTGATATAATTCTTTATTCTCTGTTAAAATTGATTTATAAGTTATCTCTAATTTTTTTACATCTGTTTCTTTTTTATAATAGTTATATTTAATCTTAGTATCATTTTCAAATGAGATTACTTTAAACATATATTTATCATTAATATCTGATCTAGTTACATCTTTTCTAGTTGTGGTTATTGTTAATGGAATATGATCTGGGATTTTATAATAAGATTTTTTATCTAAGCTTTTAAAAAAATCTTCATTAATTCCTATTTCAGGTTTTGTAAATCCTGGACATTCTGCTAAAGATTTAATTATACCTATAATATTTTCATTTATATAAAAAGCTTCAAATGGTAATGTTTGAGGTGATATTGATATTTCATCATTTATATTTAATAATTTTTTATAAAAATCACATAATATATCTATTTTATTATTATTTATTATATGTTTTAAAATTTCTGATGCAATCATACATATTTTAAATTTTTTTATATAATTTTCTTTAGGATTTTCTTTAGGAGTTTTGCTTTTATCGTGATCGGGTATTTTTTTGCTAGAACTAGATTTACCCATTTGTGTGCCTGCATCAGTAACACCTGCATCTGAATATTTATCAATTTCATCCTCATTATAATCTTCGTCATATTCTATATATTTTTTATTTTTGTTTCTAGTCGTGTATAATGTTATATTTTTATCACGGAATAAATCTCTAATAGTTACATCTTCTTCATATCTATATTTATGTGGTAATAAATTATTTATTCCTAATCTTATTGATTTTATAACATGTTTATTTATTATTTCATCATATAATTCTCTATGATTATTTTTTAAATATGTTATAAAACCATTAGCTATTTCTGGAAATATTGATAAAAATATTGGATTAATAAACATAGATGCTCGTATTAGTTTTGAATATTTTAGTATGGCTAACAGTTTACTAGTTATAAATTCTTGTTTTTCTTTTAGTGTTTTTTTACTTAAATCACCAATATGATCATAAAAATTTGTTATTAGGTTTTCAATCATGGGTACATTTAAACCTATATTATAATCATCTAATTCATCATTATTAACATTTATATATGTATCTATTATATTTTCTTTTCCTGGTAAATCCATTACAATAAATGTTGCATAATTTCTACCTTTTATTTCTTTAATTCTTATTTTAAATTCATATACCATTATAGATCTACTAGATTGAGGATTATTAATAGTTTTTTTTATTCTGCCATTTTTTTTCCTATAATTATTATCAATATTTACTACAAATTGTTCAAAATTTTTAATTTCATTATCATTTAATTCTTCATAACCTATGCTATTATTGTTTTTAACTAATGATAAAAATTCATCCATTTTTCCTTTTTCTATTGTTGCAGTATCATCTTTTTCTTCATTAATATCAGCTTTCGTATATGCATATATTTTATGATAATAATCTTCAGGGTTTCTATTTGTCCAATATGATTTATAAGGTAAAGCTAATCCATATATTTCAAAAATTCTAAAATATACGGCTTCTTGATGTTGTATAGATTGTAATGTTTTTTGTAATATTCCAGAATGACCATTACCTCCGAAAATAGTATATGTTTTTCCAACACCAGAATATCCATATGTCATCATCATAATAGATTCACCCTTAGCTAAAAAGTTAGGTAGACCCATAAATAGTGCTAATGTACTATTATCTGAAAAGCCAAATTCATCATAAATAGCTTTAAATTTAATAGATAAAAATGTTTGAATATCTTTCTGCGTTTTACCAGTACACTTTTGAATATTATCACTAATAAAATTATTATTATCATCAATTGAAAAAATTTTATTATGTTTTGATCTTTTAACTGCGTCTTTATCATTTATTCTTAAATAAACAGCAACAGGTGATTTATAAACAGATGCATATCCATCAATAATGTCTTTCAATAAATTAAACATAAATAAACCTTTTTTTAATTCTAAATCATAGTCATCATCTTTTATATATTTTGTATCATATGTATCTAGTTCTGAATTATATAATTTTACTATATTTGGAATAACTATTAATCTAGATATATTTTTTATTTCTTCATCAGATTTATCAACTGGTTTATTAGGAAAAACATTCCAATTTTTTAATAAATATTGAAAACATGAATTTATAATTTTTAGTGTAATGTAATGACTATTTCTCATATAAGTGATATTGTGATCTTTTAAACCAGAAGTTTCAATTTTTTTTAATATATCTTCAATTATCTGACTATAATAATAAACTGTTCCTTTTGATATATTATAATATATTTTATAATCTTGAGATAAAAGTATCGTTTGAATATACTTAATTACAAATGATTGATGATTATGAAATTGCATATATAATATATTATATTGCGATACTGCTTTTGTAAAGTCATTATACTTAATTTTATATACAGTTATTTTATTATATAATGTACGTAATTCAATATTATAATCTTTAAATATTTGATGTGTACCACCTTTCAGTGTCATACAAAGTTGATTAAATTTTTCTAGTATATTATCATCAATCTTATCTAAATTATATGTACTTTTTATTTCATTAAAAATATCATTCATTTTAGCTATTCTTTCATTTATTTGTTTAATATTTTTATCAATTTTATCATATATAGATATATTTAATGCACTATTTAAATCAACAGTTAAAGTATCTATTTTTTTTTTCTCATTATTTAATTTCATAATATAAATATTTATATCAAATAATAAATTACAACATTTATTATAATTATCATTAGTAAAAAATTTATTTTTATATTTTATAAAATTATCAATATCAATAAAAAGATTATTTATTTGTTTGCTTATATCTGAAAGTCTAGTTTCTATAGATGCATTATCTGTTTTATTAAATTCTATACTATTAAAATTTATTTGATGATAATAATCAAATGATATGTTCATTTTTTGCGCCCATTTATTATATATTATTTTAATAATATTATATGTTTTATTTATATCATATAAATATATATTACCTCCACTTTGAAAAATAGTTGGTTGAACTAATTCATCTACATCTGTTTTTAATTGTTTTGAAAGTTCTTCAAATTTTTTAGTCAATGTAACTTCTTTCGTTGATAAAGATATTCCATCTATTTTATCTATTTGAATCATTTCAGATACCATAAATGTTGGATCAATAAAATATCTTTCATTTAAATCACCAATTTTTAATATTTGTATAATCTAAAATTTCTTTTTTTTTCTCATCTAATTTAACTGTAAAACTGTCTATGTTTATTAAAATTTTGTCCAATGTATCCATATTTATTTTAATATCTTTAATACCTTCTAGGAACAATTCACCTTGTCTTGTGTCAGTAGTATCTAAATATTCAAATAAATTTTTCATTTCTGAATCTAATTTATCAATAATTTGTTTTAAAATTAAACTCAATTTAGGATCTTCAATAATTGGCCTAACAAAAGTAGTAACATCTTCTGGTTTTATGTTTATTACATAGTCTGTACCTTGTGCAATACCTAACATTTTTGTAGCATTAATAATTAAATCTGGATTAATATCAGTTGATTTAATATCTAATTTTTTTGAAAATTGTTCATTAAATTCAGTTAATTTATTAGCCAAGACACGAATAGAGTCATTAACAGGATCATGACCAAGAGTTTCTATCGAATCTAATTTATTTTTTAATGTATTTACGATATATATTAAATTTTGAATTTCTATTTGTGATGGTATAAATGATACACCCATTCCTTTTTGAATATATATTTTTTGTAATTTATTATTAAATTTATTATATTTATTTTTTAAATAATCATAAAAACTATCTTGATTTTTCATTATAAAATATAATAGAAAAAAATATATTATATTATATAATATGACCGAATATGAAACAAATAAATTACTTAAAAAATTAGAAAAAATTTTAAGAAATGATGAACGATTTAAATCTGAATATAATTTTAAACATAATATTAAAAAATTAAATAATTCATATACTTCAATTGATATGACAAGTCTAATAATACCATTTTTAAAAAATAATACTATTAATCATAATATGGTACCTGTAGATAATAATATAAATGAACAACTTGAAACTCTTAATAAATTAATAGAAAATACTAATAAAAAATTATTAGCTTTTAAAATGGAGTATGTAGGATAATAAATTTAATTTTAATTAATTAGTTATCTTTGATAAATAATTTTTGTATAGAAAAAAACGTATTTTAATGTTAACGCTATACTCTTCTTTTTTTAATGCACTTATTTTTATTATTAAAAAATAAAATATTTATGAATACATCCATTTTTATAAAAAGTATCAAAAATTTCATAAAAAATGAAAAATTATATAAATTTATTAACTATTATTTTTAAATTCACTAAATAAAATTTATAAAATGAATATAATAAAATGATATTCATTTTATGAAATTTTTGATAATTTTCATGAAAATGAGTGTATCTTAATAATTAGTTTAAAAATATTTATAATAATTAATAATTATTATAAAATTATTAATACTTAATTGAAACAACGAGATAAAAATCAAATATTTTTATCTCATTATTAAGCTGAGAAATAAATTGAATATTTATTTCTCGGTGAAACATTGATTGCATATGATTTATTGAAACAATGAGATAAAAATCTTTGATTTTTATCTCATTATTAAGCCGAGAAATAAATCTTCAATTTATTTCTCGGCGAAACATTTTTTTTATGAAATTTTTAATAATTTTTATAAAAATGGGTGTATAAGTGATTTGCTAATTATGCCGATCCTTATGTTTTTTTTCCTGCTCCTTTTCCTGCTGCTGCTGCTGCTGGTTCTGGTGATGCTGCTGCTGCTGCTGGTGCTGGTGGTCCTGCTCCTGGTTCTGCAGCTGGTCCTGGTGGTCCTGGTGGTCCTGGTGGTCATGCTGGTGCTGCTGCTGCTGGTGATGCTGCTGCTGCTGGTGGTCCTGCTGGTGGTCCTGGTGGTCCTGCTGGTGATGCTGCTGCTGCTGGTGGTCCTGCTGGTGGTCCTGGTGGTCCTGCTGGTGATGCTGCTGCTGCTGCTGGTGTTCCTGCTGGTGATTTTGATTTATATGTGTACATTTTATCTATTTCTGTGGTTGTTTGATTTATATGTTTGATATAAGTATCCTTATCCGGTAAAGCTATGGTACCAAGAGCTTCTGTAAGTGAATCCTTATATAAAACATCAGAACTTCGCGGTTCAATTTTAGCAGCCCAGTCATGTTCTCCTATTATATGTTTAACAGCATAACATATTAAATATTTATATTTAAGGTTATCTACAAGGTTTTTATCTGTTAAATCATCGCTGGGCATGCGCATATCTATTTCATCATAAATATTATACTTTGTTTTATCATCTTTAACATTTGAAATATTATCAATATGATAATTTAAAAGTTTATTTTGTTCATCAGTAAAATATTTGAAAGAAATTGTATTATCCTCTATATTATCGATTATGTTAAGAATACTAGCGGTACTATCGTTTACTCTTTGATTAATATCAGTTAAAGCTTTATTGAATAATTTTTCTACATCTTTAAAATTACCATGTACTTCATTCATTCTTTCAATTGCTTTGGCTATTTGATGGTAACTGCTTGTAATGTTAGCATTTGTTTCAAACATTTTATTACCGCCTTTTTGTGAAAGTAATAATTGTTTATCGATAGAATTTAAAAGTTTTAATGATTCTGATAATTTAGTAAATTTTGTTTTTATTTTATTAACAAATTTATTTCGTGATTCTAGATTAATGGACATTATATATATAGATTTAGAAAATTTATATATATTTTTTTTTATGATTTTACTTTTTCAACTAATACTTTAACAGAATTTCTTTTAGTAATTAAATTATTAGAATTAAATACTTCGATTCTTTTATCCCAATTATCATCATAAGTTTCATTATGAAATTTTCTAAATTTTTTAGATCCTACACGAAATGTAGGAACTGTTTTAGCTTTATACCAGAATACTTTATCTGTAATATTTTTACTATGTATACGATTATTAATAACTAATATGCCATAATTTTCAGTAATATCAGCGAAGACTTGTCTAAATATATCGAAAGTAGGAAACATTCCGGCATAATGTTCATATAATCTTTTTTGATTAGAGTATGTATCTTCGGCTAATAAGAAAATATAATCAAAATTAGATCTCATTTCAGGTGGTATACCGACAGAATATTGCATAGTTAAAATAAAAGATATATGATGATGTCTACCATTAAAAAAGAGTTCTAATATATTAGGATCTTTTAACCAAGTACCTTTGGAACTCATGCAATCATCCATAATAAGCATTAATGAATCATCTTTATGATTTTTTCCTTCTTTAACTCTATTTTTGTTATCTTCATTCATTCTAGCTTGTCTATCATATATTCTGGTTAATATATCGCTAGTATATTCAGAATATATATAAGAATCGGGAATAAATTCAGAATAAAAATTATTTAATTTTTCGGTTCTACTAATTGCGACAGCAGTAGATATATTTCTTTTTTGGAACATAATTTCTCTAGTTAAAAAAGATTTACCGGTAGCTCTTTTAGCGATCATTGCGATAGTACAATGATCAACCATTTCATGAATATTAAATTTTTTGATTTGTAATTTAGCAGCACCATAACCAACTTCTTTTACAGTCATATTTATAATAAATAAGATTTTTTTTTAAAATCCGGGCATATCAGTATATAATTGTTGGTTATCAAACCAAGACAATTCACATTTATTATTCCCAAAATTATTAGAATTAATAAATGGATTAATATTAGATATATTTTTATTAGGATATGCATATATAATTAGTATTATTCCACAGATAGAACTAACAAGTAAAGGAAATTTAAATGTATCGAAATAATTTATACGTTTTCTTTTATTATTTGTATCATCTAAATGTTGTATCCAAAATATAAAAATAAATACGCTACACACTATTAATAAATGATATACTTGTTTATCCATTAAAATAATAAAGAAAATAAATTTTCTAATATATAATAATGCAAAAAATAATTAAAATTATAAAATATTTTATAATGGGTTTTGTAAGTCTATTAACAACTAAATATATACCTAAAACTAGTATTAATAATATGGAATTGATAATGATTAGTATGATTATATCAATCACATATGCTATTTTAGATATGATATCACCATCAATTAAAATAATTAATAAATCTAAAATTGAAGATAATTATTAAACATTTTTTTGTTTGAAATATTAGAATTAGAAAATATTTCTTGATAATTACCATTATTTTGACTATAATTTATGCTAGTTTCATAATCAGAATCACTTGCTAAATCTTTTGATAATATCATTTTAATTTTATTATCAAATGAATTTGGATCATTTTTTTCAGAATTATATATTTTTTTTTTATTAATATTTTTTTCACTATCAGATTTTTTTTTATTTTTATTATTTACTTTAATATCACCTAAATCACTAGTTTCAGAAGATATTAATATATTTTTATTTTGCGTTAAATTTACTAAATCTTCTGAGGTTATATCTGAATGTTCATTAATAATATTTAATATTTTAGATCTAATTGTTTTATCAGATATATTTATATCATTTATTACATTTTGTTTAACACTACATTCTGAATTTACACATGTTAATTCTTGATGTATTAATGTGTTATCATTTTTTATTTTTTGTAAATCAAAATTATTTTTTTCATCTTCATCACATAATTTTGTAATATTATCTTGTAAATCTTTATTTACTAATTTTGTAATATCATCTTGTAAATCTTTATTTACTAATTTATTAATATTTCTTTGTAAATCAATATTATCTTGTAAATCTTTATTTACTAATTTAGTAATATTTCTTTGTTCAGTTTCAGTAATGGTTTTATTAAAATCATTATCATTTATATTATTTTCAAGTTCTTCACCTAAATATATTTGTAATATATGTTTAACGGGTAATAATTTACGGATTGCTTCTTTAATACAATCTTTAATTATATTCATAGAGTCTCTTTGATTTCTTTTAATTTCAATAGGTGGGTATTCATGAAATAATAGGTATGGGTTATTCCAAAATTCCCGTGCACATTCTATATATATCATATGTATAAAATCGCTAATTTTAATATTTTGATAATAATTAGAATCAATTTTATTTTGTATTTTAATAGTTGGGTTATACATTAATATGATAATATGTGATTTAACTGTAGCTTTTATAAGATTATTTAACCATTCATAACTTGTAGTTGATGATACAATTCTATTTGCTTCAATATTAATAGTATTTTGATTCCATCCAGGAACTTTACGTAAAAAATCTTGAAATATTTTTAAAACATCATTTGATGAAGATATTTTTTGTGCATCATTATATATTGATTGTAAACCTTCAAAAATTAATGGTGTTAATATATTTATTAAATGAGTAGTATATTCATTTTTTGTTTCAACATATAGTCCTAACATAATTATTTATTTATATTAATAAATATTAGATAATATTTATTAATATAAATTTACGTATAAAATAAATTATATATTATTAGCACGAGAACTTAAATAATTAAATTGTTCTTTATTCATACATATACAACCGGAATCTTGATTAAATTTGCACATCATATTAGTTGGTGTATATGATTTATCTATTGATTCCATATGAGGTATTTTCCATTGTGTACCTATGCAACAATTTTTATTACATATAAGATTTTCATTTTTAATAATATTAGTCATATTCTCACAACTATTATAATATTTTTTATCAATATATGGTAATACAAATAAGAAAAAAATAATAATGACTAATATAATTAAAAATAAAGTTATATTATTATTTTTTGATAGCATTATATAATATAATAGATTTTTTATTTCTATATATTTATAATGAATAATCCATTAATAAATATAAAAAAAAAAGTTCATGATAAAAAAAAGAAACTGAATAATATATTAAATTTAAAGAAAGAATATAAAATTGAATTTATTTCAACAAAAAATAATAAAAAAATAAATTTACTTGAAAATAATAAATTATTAATAGTTGGCAAATATAAATTTTATGGAATATATAAAATGGATAGCAATTTATGGTTATGGGCAACAATATTACCAGGAACTAATATAGAAGATATAAAAAATATAGAAAGAATTAAATCTTTTTCCTATATTTTTGAAAATGATAATAAAGAAAAATCAATATTTTATTATCAATTATTAACACAAGATAGTGTATATATTTCAAAATCAAAAATGTTAAAATGGATAAATGAATTATTATTATATTTATCTAATGATATATATTATTTTGCATCAATTATAAATTCAAATATACAATTTATTACATTATCATCTATTGATGAAAAATATGTATAAAGATAAATTATTTTAAGAAAATAAATGATATCCAAACAATATGATTTATGGGTAAATAAATACAGGCCGAAAACTACAGCAGATATAATAGGAAATAGAGATAAAATAGAACAAATAAAATCCTGGTTATTAAATTTGTCTAGTTATAAAAACCAGAGTATAATAATATCAGGTAATCAAGGCTTAGGTAAAACATTAACAATAAAATTAATTTTAGAAGAATTAGGATATATTGTTAGAATAATATATCCTAATGAAATAAAAGATCATAGAATATGTGATGATTTTGATAGTTATTATAATTTTATAAATTCTATATATTCAAAAATTAATTTAAATAATAAAAATAAATTAGCTCTTGTATTTGATGAAACAGAAAATATAACATTAACGAGTGAAAAAAAATATATTATGAATATATATAAAGATAATAATAAACTTAAATGTTTTCCACTTATATTTATATCAAATAATCAGCATACTAAATTATTATATGATTTAAGGAAGGGTTGTGCTGAAATTATATTTACAATTCCTACTAATGACGAAATAAAAATATTAATTAATAAAATATCTGAAATAGAAAATATACAATTTGAATCAGATGAAATTATAGATAAATTAATTAATTTTTCTCAAAATGATATTAGAAGATTAATAATATTATTACAAGATTTATATTATCATATTGATAATAATATAATAACAGAAACTGTAATAAATAATTTGATATATAATTCTAGAGAAAAAAATTTAACAATAGGATTATTTGATTCTACAATGCAATTATTAAATAATTATTTAGATTATGAATCAATCATAAAATTATATGAATCTGAAAAAGTTTTATTACCTTTAATGATCCATGAAAATTATTTAAAAAAGATTTTATATACTAAAAATAATAATAAAAATTATATAGATCATATAATAAAAGTATCAGATTCATTATCTTTGGGTGATAATATAGAGACAAGTATATATACTGATCAGAATTGGTATTTACAAAATATACATGGTTTTTATACTTGTTTAAATACATCATATTGGATAAATAAATACAATGATTATAATATAAATATCGATGATATTAAATTTAGTTCAGATCTTAATAAAACATCTCTTAAAAACATTAATAGAAAAAATATAAATAATTTATTTAAAATTATAAATTATAAATCTATTCAAGAAATATTAATGTTAAATAGAATATGTAATAAGTTTATTCAAAATTCTCAAGATAACGATTTAATAGATATTTTAAATAATTATAATAAAAACTTATCAATTAAAGATATAGAACTATGTCTTAAAATTGATAAAACAACAGAATTTAATACATTATGTTCAAAGGAAAAAAAGAGGATTGGAAAACAAATAAAATAATTTTTTCAAAATAATATGTTTAAAAATTTTAAAATAAAATTATCTTCAACATATTTATATTTTATAATAGTATTTTATTAAAATATTATTTTGAAATCGTATATATTTAAAAATCTTTAAAAAAAATTTCTAATACAATATATATAAATATATGGCAGAACAAAAAAAATCAAACGATGATAATATTATAGAGTCAGAGGTAAATAAACTATTTCATAAATCAAATGGTGATATTTCTAATAGTGATTTTATAAAGTTAAAACAAAAATATAATAATATTGAACTAGTAGATAAAATTAAAGAAGCATACCTAGAAAGACATAGATATATTCATAAAAAAGCAAAAAAATTAGCAGTATTAACAAGAGAAAAATATAGTAATCCTAATTATCCTTTTCATCTTATATTAGAAAAAGCAAAAATATTAAAAAAAAAATATAATATGAGTAATGATGAATACATTGAATTTCAACGTATTTATGAAACTGAATTAGTTAGTCTTAAAAGTTCTGAAGTAGTAGTACCACCAACTAATATGATGAAAGTTCTAGGATCTATATTTGTTGACTTTCAGGGATTTACATATAATATGAATGATAAAGAATATACATATTTACAAGAAATTCTTAAATTACATACTACACAAAAAAGTTTACATGCTGCAGTATTTGCTCAATCTATAGAATACACTGATTGTGATCCGCAAGCATTAGTAGGTAAATTTGATCGTAATATGGGCCATCAACCTTGGGATAGTGTTCATCCAGTTGTGGCAGCAATGTTCTTGCCTAAAGTTGATCAACTTGAAAATCACTTTTTAAGATCTAATATTGCAGCAATAGTAGATGCAAGATATAACAATAAACCTGTTATGTACCGTCATGATTTTGAAGTATTTGATGCATTAACAAGAGATCCAAATGATGTAATATGTGAAAATAAATCATCAATCGCTGATTTATTAAATCGTGCACAGATTCAACATCAATTATGGAATAATGTATTACATCTGAGAAATGGACAATATTATAGCCCAACATCTAATAATTTAATTATTAATATTGATGCATGCAGATTAAATAAATTTGATTCACCAAATATTATGTATGGTAGAAATGATGGTATTATATTAAAAAGATTATTATCTGTATTTTCTTTCCGTCCAACTGTTATTACTACAATGTCACTTATTAATAATGCTGTCGTTAATCCATATCAACAAGCTATTGTATCGCCTGTTTATAGTGTACCTATGATTAATCTAAGACTTGATACCTCCCTAGATAAAAATACTCCTGTTAAATTAAATGATGCACTTGGACAATATCAATTTATAATTGAAAGAGGTGTATTAGTTCCAAAATATACTAGAATCATTTATTCTAAAGGTGTTATATTCTTCTATGTTGAAAGAAAATCACATTTAATACGTATTGCTGATATGCAACCTTTTAATATTAATCGTCTTCCTAAAGCAGTAGCTGGTTATGATAAATTAAATGATCAACCTATAGATTTTGACTATGCAATTGTAATTAATGGCGATGAATATAAATTAAGATCTGTTGTAGTTGCACAATTAAATAGTAATATACCACAATCAAAAATGATAACTGGATCTGCTGCGCTAATAATGCAACATCAAGATATGAGTGCAGGAAGATTTAATAATGAATTTTTTATGTATAATCCATTACGTGTTATGGGATTTGATCCAACTACTGGTCAATATTATAATAAACCACCATTAGCACAAATTCAAGGAACTAATGCTACAAATCCAGCTAATACATTCTATTATATGGCACGTCATCAAGGAATTATATTTATGTATCAAATGGTTAAAGATACAAGTGATGGACAAATATATATTTAAATTATAAATACTATATTTAAATTATTATAAATAATTTATATATAAATACTATATTTAGTATTTATATATATAAATGAATCTTATACTTGTAGATACATCTTATACGATATTTTATCGTATTTTTGCTACATTAAAATGGTATTCATTTGCATTTAAAGAAGAATATAATAATTTTTTAAAAAATGATAAATATGATTGGTTTACAAATAAAATATTTATGGATAAATATGAGAAAATGTTTTTAGAATCTATAATTAAATGTATAAAAAAAAAAATATTTATTAATAGTCAAATATTTTTTTGTATTGATTCACCTAAAAATAAACTTTGGCGAACCAAATTACAAAATGATTATAAAAGTGAAAGATTAAATCTAATATCTAAACATCATTTAGAATTAATATTTAATTATACCTTTAAAAATATATTACCAAATCTTGTACAAAAATATGAGAATATTAAAATGATTTCAATAAATGGTATTGAAGCAGATGATATCATAGCATGTATATGTATTTATCATAATAAAGATAATACTATTATATATATTATATCTGGTGATAGCGATTTTTTACAATTAGGTAGAAAAAATATTTATTTTGTTAATTATAAAACAAAAAAACCTATAACAATTTCTAAAGATGATGCTAATAATATATTAAATAAAAAAATAATTTTAGGTGATAAATCAGATAATATTCCAAGTATATTTCCTAAACATTTTAAAATTAATAAAAAAGAATTATTAGAATCGAGTGAAAAATTAACTGAATTTTTAAATAATAATCCAGATATTAAAATAAAATATTTACATAATAGTAAAATGATAGATTTTAATTATATTCCTAAAAAATATTTTAATTCTATAATTAAAAAATATTTAACTTAATAATCTTTTTAATTTTAAATATTTTAATTTATATTTTAAATATTTTTTTTCAATAGGTGAAAGTTGTCTTTTCCTAAATATTTTTAGTTGTTGTTCATCCATTTCTTTTTCTGGTAATTCTATTTCTGATGAACATTTTGAATTAAAATTTATAATTACATAACTATCTTTATTTAAATCTCTGTTTGTATCTGTATTATTAGATATAGTTAATACGGGTAAAAATTCTTTTTCATTTTCATCATTTACAATTATATATTTTATCGCATCATTTTCATTTAATTGTATATTTGGTTTATCAATTGTTAGCCTATAATTTATTGGATAATTTGAACATGTTTTTCTTTCAGGATCTAATGTATTAATATCTATAAATTGAGGCGAATGTGGATGTTTAGGTTTGATATTAATATCTAACATTTTCGTATTATACATTAAATCATTATGACCTCTTATGGTTAATTCAATATGTAATTTAGATGCTGCTTCTATTAAATCTTTTCCTATAACTATACTAGTATCACCTCTAAATCCTCTGGTTGATGTTTCAATTGATTGATAATCATTCCATCTTATTGTATTATTATCTAACAAAATTATTCTAGGTAAATCAGTTTTAGTTAGAGCATCAGTAAAATTTTTATGTAAATTAATTATAGGATCTGGATTAGATAGATCAATTTCATTTGTAGGAAATCCACCATGAGCCATAAATATATATTTATTATCAGAAGGATATTTTAATAATAATCCACTATGTTGATATTTAAACAAGTTATTAATTTTATTGTATAATTCTATTTTCATATCTTTTAGATATTTTATCAAATAAGGTTTATTAATAATTTCATTATAAAATCCACTAATACGATTTTGATATAGTTCTTCATGATTTCCTCTATTTATAAATACTTGATTAGGATTTAAAATTTTTAACATATATATTAATGTTAATATTTCAAGACCGTAAATACCTCTATCTACAATATCTCCTAAAAATATTAAATTATAATTTTCCATTAATTTACATTCTCCATCTATAATTCCTAATACTTTAAATCTAAATAAATGTCTTACAAATGTTGCTAAAGATCCATGAAAATCACCAAAAACTATAAATTTATTATTAACATCATTATTTTTTATTACTTTAATATATGAATTATTTGCCTGTGATTCATCTAATAAATTATCTAAATCAGTTAAATTAATATTTTTATTAATTATATTTAGAAATATACTAAACAATTCTTCATTTTTTAATAATTTTATTTTAAAATCTTTAATACTAATATTTATTCTACTAATATCTGTTGTATTAATTGATGTAATTATTATAAAATTATCATTTATTATATTTATATCGATTATATTATCTAATTTTGGATGATGATATTTCTTAAAATAATAATCAAATAATGGAATTAAATACTGATGTTCATTTCGTGATAAAATATAATCAACAATTAAATCAATTGACATTATAAAATTACATTCTTCTATTATACTATTTATATTTTTTAAGGTAAAAAATTTATAAAAATTTGTTAATTCAGGTATATTTGTTGTATCGACAGGCTTTACTATTTTTGAACCATTAAATCCAATATATAAACTTAAATCTTTCGATGATAAATTTAAATTGTTAATATTAAAATTAAACATAATATCTGTATCCGGCTGTGATTTCGTATCTTGATCTGAAATCACATCTAATTCCCCTTCAATAGGATCGCAATGTTTATCAGGTTCTAAATTCCTTATAATTTTAATATCTTGATTATTTTTAATATTTATATCACGATACAATGTTGTTATTTTACCACATTTATTATTTGCATCAACTATTTTTTTTGTTACTATTTGATAATTAGAATTATTTTGTATATTATAGTCATCTAAATTAATAGGATAATCTTCCAATAAAAATTCATAAATTTCAACAATAGGTTTAGTCATAATATATTATATTAGATATTTAATATAATACATTATAATAATGAATATTTAATTACTTCATCAAAAGTTTCAATTGGAATAACTTTAAAATTATTATCAATTAATTCACTATTTCTATCTTTAATTTTATTTAAATCTTTTATATTTTCTTTTGGAATTAAAACTAATTTTACACCTGCTAATTTAGCTCCTTCTAATTTTTCTTCTAATCCTCCAATTGCTGTAATATTACCTTCTAAATTTATTTCACCTGTCATTGCTATATCATGTCTAATTTTTTTTTGAATCAATAATGAATATAAAGATAATGTTAATGCTGCACCAGCAGAAGGCCCATCTTTTGGAACCGCACCATCGGGACAATGAATATGGAAACCCATTGGTTTAGTTTTCCATTCAGTTGAATATTTATCTTTTAAATCATCTGATAAATAATTCCAAGCTAAACTACAAGCAACTTCTGTACTCTCTTTTATTACTTTTTCTAAATAACCTGTTGCTTTTAATGTTAAAGGTAAATTTGAAGGAACCCAAATACTTTGTATTGGTAAAATACCTCCTATACCTAATGTATTTGCATAAAGACCATTAACTATACCATATTTATCATGTAGTTTTATTTTTTCATATTATATTTCATGTTTATTTTTAAGTAAATATTTTATATGATTAATAGTTATTGTAAATGGTAATACTATATTATCATTATTAATTGTTGTTTTTAATAAATATGCTAAATTTATTTCACGTACTATAGTATATAATAGTGATTTAAGTTTTCTAATACCACCTTCCCTAGTATATGTCATAATTAAATATTTTAATGTATCATTATTTATTTTTATATCATTATTTTTAAATCCTATATTTTTTAATATATCATATAACATATAATTCTGTGCTATATGGATTTTCTGTTTTGCTAATAAAAATTTAGTTTCAATCATTGTTATTCTATCTAATAATATTGGATTTATGTTATTTGGATTATTAAAACTAAATATAATTGTTGCTTTTGATAAATCTATATCTATACCATGAAAATATTTATCTCTAAAATGTGAATTTTGTGCCGGATCAGTAATATGAACTAATATATTTGATATTTCTTCACCTTTTGGTGTTTTCGATATTTTATCTAATTCATCAAAATATATAATTGGATTCATACATTTACTTGTTATTAATCCATTTACAATTCTTCCATATATTGAACCTTCATATGTATAAGAATGGCCTTCCAAAAAAGATGCATCAGTTGCACCACCTAGAGGAATAAATATAAATGGTTTATTCATTGCAACTGCTATCCCATCCTTTATTAATGTAGTTTTACCATTTCCTGGTGGACCCCATAAACCTATAATATTTCCTTTAGTATTAGGATTTCTTACTTCTTGTCCCATTATTTGAATTATTTGTCTTTTAGCATCATCATGACCATATACTACTTTATTCATTATAGATTCCAATGAATTTAAAAATATTTTTATATCATTAGGTTGTAATGATCCTAAATTAATTCCATCATATTTTCCAAATGGAATAGTCATTAATCCATCTAACCAAGTTTTTAATTTTGCTTCTGAATGATCACTAGAAATTAAATGTTTGTAAATATTTATAATATGATATTTTTGATCTAATTCTATTGGTAAATTCATAATTTTAAATGCTATTGGTATGTCATTTGTACCATTATTTATAATAGATTTAATTTGATTAATAATATTTTTCTTTTCAATTATAGATGATTCTATATAATAACTTATAATTTCTTGTGGTACAGATTTTATATTATTTATAAATAATTTATTTATCAATTCTATACCTTCATTATTTTCTTCTGTATGATTATATATTAAAACATTATTTGTTTGTACATTTTTTAAATTTGTGTCTATTTTTCTTTTTTTATTATATATAAAATTATTTATTCTTTCTCTTATATTTATAATACAATCATAATATGATAAATTTTTATTAATATTCGAATATTTTTGAATTTCATTTAATATTTGTAAAGTTAATGATAATATAGCTATTGACATATGTTTAAATATTTTATAAATATCAGATGTAGTATTAATATTGTTATTAAATAATGTAAGTAATTTATTATCATCCTTGTATAATGATAAATGATTATTTACTATATTTTTTAAATGATCTACAAAATTATATAAATTTTTATTTTTGTATTCCAAATAATTATTATCCATTGCTAAAAGTGTTAAAAATACTTTAATTTGTATTTCATTCAAAACTGTATCATATTCTACTATATTTGAACGTTTACGTTTACCTAATTTATTATTAATTTCATTTAATATTTCTACATACTTTTCAAGTTCAGTACAAATCATAATAAAACTAATAATTATTATTTTCTTAAATAATAATGATTAGTTTTTCAATTTGTTATATAATGCATACAATGAATTTAATTTATTAATTATTTTAAATTTATTAAAATTATATTTATTTATCAATAATGCAAATAATTTCTCAAAATTAGGATTTTTTAAATTTAAATTATCTATTGATATATCATGATGAACTGAATCTATAAAATACTGTTTTGCATTATTGTATTCAAATTTTATAGGAATTTTATAACCTAATTTATTTAATTCATTTAATGTTAATTCTATATTTTTATGTTTAATATAAATATTATATAATAAATTTACATTTATATCTAAATTTTGACAATAATCACAACCAAATAATAAACATAATTCTATAAATTGTTCATGATTTAAATTTATTTTATCTAATATTGTATCTAAATTAATTTCAAATGAATTTTGTTTTGTAGAAAATATATTTTTTATAATTCTAGGCGATCCAAATGTTAAAATATCTAAATCTTCTGTTAATACTGCATGAACTAAACCATTCTTGCATAAATAAGATAATTGTGAATCAGCCTCCTCTTTAGCATCTATATATGGTATACCCATATATTGTAATAATTCTTTACATTCATCTATTTGTTTTTTATTAACAAATACACTATTTTTTAAATATTTTAATTTATCATTAAAATCACTTAATTCTGATAATTTTTCTATAGCTTTTAATTTAAATATCTTCCTATTTTTTAAAGTTTGATGTTTAATTTTTGGCGGTACCCCATCAAAAACATATATTGGAATAATTCCATTCTCTAATAGTGTTAAAGTTTTATTAAATAAACCTATAATATGTGAAATTATATTGCCTTCCTTATCTAATAAATCTGATCCAGTACATCTAATTGATATAATTATTTGATATATTAAAATAGAAATATCAATGGCTATCTTTTTACCACAATAATTATTAATACTAGTAGGTTTAATAATATCTTGATACCCTGATATAAATTTATATAAATTTTTTATCCCCATTTAAGGTATTAATAATATAGTAATTATTTCTTTAATTAAAAAAAAATATATAATTATTTTCATATTAATAATAATGATATTTAATATATTACATCCAATTATAGCAACTATTGATGCAGATAGTTATAAACAAGCTATCAAGAATTATATTAAAATAAATCATGATATGTATATAGATCGAATGGTAATTCAAGAAAGAAATAAATATTATAATGCAATGTTAAATTATTATGCAAAAAATGGACAACGGAAAGTTGGCATTGATATGTATCCCATATCAAATATTCAAGCAACATTATTGAAAAATAAATTAAATAATACTAATACAAACACTGTCATTGCACCAATGTATTCTATTCCATCAATGATACCAATAATATCTACTCCGCCCGTAAGTCCAATATTATCTACTCCGCACGTAAGTCCAATATTATCTACTCCGCATGTAGGACCAATAGTATCTACTCCGCATGTAGGACCAATAATATCTACTCCGCATGTAGGACCAATATTATCTACTCCGCATGTAGGACCAATATTATCTACTCCGCATGTAGGACCAATATTATCTACTCCGCATGTAGGACCAATATTACCTATTATACCATAATACTATTTTTTATAAATGTGAACTTATCCATTTTTATAAAATTTTTGATAATTTTATAAAAAATAAAAAATTATATAAATTTATAATGAAAATATATAATTTTTTATTTTATTGATTATAATTGAATAAATACACCTATTTTTAAGAAAATTATTAATAATTTCTGCATAGGAATAAATACGTATTTTTTCTTATGTTCATTAAATATTGCTATTATTTTATAAAAATAATAGCAATATTCTAATTAGTGTAAAATTAATAATTAAAATTATAAAATATTTTTAATTTACACTAGAAATATTAGCTAATATAAATCCTAAAAATTGCGGGCCTAATGAATAAATAAGTGGAACACTGATCATAAATATAGGTAATTTAGATTCAAATTCAAGTTCTGGAGGATCATCAATTCCATCCATCATTACTGACCAAAAATTATTTATAATATTATATCCTCGTGAATCAAGTAAATCTTTCATATATTTTATAAATTTAGTTGTTATGTAATTATCTACTATATTAATATAATCAGGATCTACACTGTATCCGCTTTGTTGTTGGCCTCTCAACATATATTCACTATATTTATGTGAATATATATATATTAATATTTAATAAATCTAAAAGTTGTATAATACTAAAAATATTTAATTCAATAACATCATTTATTAATTGATTAATATTTTCTTGACTAATATTTCTAGGATCAATAGTGTCGCCATTTTGAATGGATTCGATATATCTAATAATTCTTATAATTATATTATTTAGATTATCATGTTGAACTGCAGGAATATCTCCAAATTCTGGGTTACTTAGTAAAAATTGTGTTATCTCTATTGGATCTGGCATATAACCTGTTCGATGTGCAAAATTATTAAATTGTTCTTTTGATGGTATTTTTAATTTTGGTTTTCTTCTAATTCTTGCATATACTTCCTCTAATTTATCTAATACTGTATCCAAAATAGTGGTTTTTATACTTAAATTATATTTATCATTTATTTTTAATAATAAAAAATAATATATATCTTCTGCCTTATTATTTTCTGATATATCAAGCAATAAATATTCTATAGGTTGACTTCCATTTATTACATCAGTTAATGTGTGAAAAATCTTGTTTATTGATGGTGTAAATAACATATTTCTAATTGTTCGACTTACACTCAACATATGAATAATTTTTAAAATACTTAAAGATAATACAACACCACCATTTTGATTATATTCTACAGGTAAAATTGATTTGGGATTTATTTCATTTGGATAAATTGTGTTAATTACAGTAATTATATTTATTAATAAATGATAACTATTTATTAACTCATTACCATAAATTATATTTTTAAAATAAGTTATTTCATTTTCTAATTGTTCATTATTTAATAATTTAAGCATGAAATCTATAATTAATATTATTTTACCATCAAAATAAATAGTAATTGTATTATTATTTGGTTGCGATATTTTATCAATAATAATTTTTGTATCAATGTCAGATATATTTTGTGGATTATCACTAGTATTTTTGATATTAATCATTTGATCAATTTCCTCTAATTGATTAGAAATATCAGTAAAATTAAAAGGTATTTTATCTTTTGTTAACATCTCGTAATTAATATTACTTGTAGATAAAATTTTAGAATCACCAGGTTCACCGCCTTTCATTTTATTTTCTAAATATTTTCTTTTATATTTTAAATATTTAAAATTATAATCCATATATATATATTACAAAAGAAAAAATAATTAATCATTTTTTACAGAGGCTGGTTTTAATTTTTTTATTGCATTATTTAAATCAGCAATAGAAGGTATAGGAGGTCGTATAATAGGTAATGGTACAGCGGGTATATTAGTAATAACAGGTTTATTTTGTATAATTTTAGGTTCTGAAATTTTTTCAATAATAGGTTGTTCATTATCAAAAAAATTAATATTTAATTCAATCGGTGATGGATAATATTTAAGTTGAAATAATTCAGAATTAATACCTATTTTATTATTTTTATTCCAAATATGATTTATTTTAATTATTAATCCAATTTGATTATTCAGTTTTAAATCAGTTAATTTAATATTATTTACATTAGTTATTATTTTAATATTATCATCTAGGTAAGCTTTAATATATGATATATTATTTTTTTTATAAATAATACTATTTAATTCAATATCTGGATATTTTTGTATAAAACATTCTTTAATATTATCTTCTAAATTTTTAATAAATGTTATAAAATTATTGGTTAAATCATAATTTGGATAGATAGGAATTTGTTCTTGATTAAATTTACTATAACCCAGTTTATATAATAATCTTATATTTGGTAATTTAAGATATATTTCTTTGGCATCACTAAATTCAGATTCTTGATAATATATTAAAAATTTAGAACTATTATTATCTAATTGAATTCTTCTTCCAATGATTAAATTATCAAAATTAAATAATATATTGTCGGTATTAAAGTTTATTACATGAAAAGTCATTATTAATAATATACTATTATTATTATTATTATATATCAATTTTTTTTAAAGATATATTTTGGATTATAATAAATGTCAAATAGGAAATATAAATCAACATTATTAAATATAGATAGTTCATTTAGAAATATGTATCCTAAAAATATATATAAATCTGATATAATTGAACTTACAAAAAATCCTCTATATTTTACTCAAAATAGTAATAAAATACTAATTAATTGTCCTAATCATAATTTTAATATAGGAAATCATATAATTATTGAAAATGTAATAGGCGAAAGTAAAATTATAAGTTCTAATATTTATTTAATTAATAATTTTAATTATGCTGTCATTTATATTAAAGATCATAATATAAATGAAAATTATGAAAATGATATATATATAGATATTGAATTATTAGGTGAACAAACAGAATCAAATAATATAGATAACATATTATTTAACTATTTAATAGGAATTAAGAAAATATATATATTAGCAAATTTAATTAATGAAAATATAGATAATTATAAATCTATTTTAGAATCCATAATTCAAGATGATATTAATACATCATGTTTATTTATTAAACTTCCTCATGAATATAATTCTAATAATACATATTATACAATTAAACAAAATTTTAAAATATCTGATCTTCATATTGGTGGAATAAAATTAGGATATATTAATGCTAACTATCCTATTAATGATACTAATTATCAAAGTAGTCATATTATAACTAATGTTATAAATAAAGATTATTTTGAGATTACTATTAATTATAAATCATTTATAAATATTAAAGCAGGAGGTCAAAATATTAAAATATTTAAAGTTATTAATACAATTGATGGATATCCAGAAATTGATAATTATATAATAAATTTCAAAAAAAGTTTTAGTAATGTTGTTAATATTGAATTGATTAGTTCAGAATTTCCATATGTAGATAATATTATTAAAAAAAATATTAATGATAAATTATATTGGCAACATATAGAAGATGGCGAAACATTATATAATATTCAAATAGAAGAAGGATTTTATACAACAAGTAGTTTATTAGATAAAATTAAATCTTACATAAATAGTACAGAAAGAATAACTTCTTCAAATTTTAATAAAATATATAATTATATGGATATAACATTAGAACCGTATATACATAAAATTACTTTTAATCCTTATTCATTATCAGTACTATCTAATCCATTATCAATTAAAATTATTTCTATAAATTCAATTGAATATTATGTAATGACAGTATTTCATCCTAATAATTTAGTAAATATAAATGATATAATTACAATAAGTAACGCTACAGATGTAACTTTTAATGAGTATACAAATAATTTATATCAATCGATATCAATCGATGGAAATAATATAAATAAAGATCATATTATATATTCTGTTAATATAATAACACAATCATATGATATTATATTAGGTGAAAAAAAAAATATTGTAATAAGCATTGTTAATTATCAATCTGGAGGAGGAATTAATGTTACTATTAAATCAAAATCAAAAGTTAGATTTTTATTTGATAAACCAGATACTTTAGGAAGTTTATTAGGATTTAAAAATGTTGGTAATAATTTCTCAATAACTGATTTTAAATCAGAAATAAATAATCAAGATAAATATATTTATTATAATAATCTTAATTCTGTTGGAAATAATATAGATTATAATAATGGTTATTTTAATTTAGCAGGTGGATATAATTATATGTTAATGTATCTTAATGATATAGAATATATTTATAATAATAATAATTTACCATCAGCATTTGCTAAAATTATGTTATCGGGTAATCCTGGTGATATATTATTTAATACTTTTGTACAATATCCAAATGATATATATTCTAATAATTTTCCAATATCAACATTATCTGAAATTACTGTTAAATTTTTATATCCTGATGGTTCTAGAGTTAATTTTAGAAATATAAATCATAGTTTTACTTTAAAAATAACAGAAGAAATAATTAATAATACATAATTATTCTTCCAATAAACAAATTAAAATTTCTAAACATCTATAATTATTAATCATATATTTTAATATATTTTCACAATTTACATGCCAATATAATATCAGTTTTTCAATAATATCACTAAATATATTTAGCATATGTTCTTTCAATTTGTTATATACAGATTCTGATATAAAAAATGGCAATAACAGAAATAATTCTAAATAATCATTTAAAATATCTGTAATTGATTTATCATTATCAATATTACGAATTACTAAATTTACAAATTTATACGATAATTCCTTATACAATATATCCAATAATGATTTATTAAATTTGGGTATTTTATAATTTAATAAATGTTCTATTATTGAATTTAAATTATTATTTAAATCTGCAATATATAGTGTATTTGATATGTATTTTTCTAATACATATCGAATTACAATTTCTATATTTCTACAAATTACTATTTCTGTCATATATTTTAATTTATCTACAATAAATTTTTTATATTCATCATTATCATCAACAAAATATTTTTCAGCTTTCATAGCTATGTTTTTAAAAACATCTCTTATCATTTTTAGTTTATTTATTGATTCATCATCATTGATATTATTTATATATTCTTTTTGTTTAAATAATAAATGTAAAATATTCAAATTATAATTATCATTTATATTTGTATCATACATTTTTAACCATATTTCATTAACTAAATTTGTTTTAATAAATTTTTGATATCTTTCTATAATATCTTTATCATTATAATTGTGATCAACTAAATATTCTTCTTTAATTTCTGTATTTAAATCAGTAATTTTTTCAGTTGTTACTCTAATATTATTAGTTATTTCATCTATTTGATTATCAACTAATGTATTATCTAATTTATCAAAATGTATTATTGAATTTTTAATTTCATTATATTTATTTAAATCATCATTCAATTGATCTAATTTAATTTGTTCATCATTTAATAATTTACTTATATAGAAATATTTAATACTTTTATAAATTTTTAAACTATGTAAATTTTCATACATATAATTTTTTTTAATATTATCATTAAAAATTATCATTGGAATTATATTTTTTAAATTATCTAATGTATAGTTTGGATTTAAATTTATTAATTCTTCTGATAAAAATTGTAACATTAAATAACATGACATGTTAAATGAGCCACATACATAATTTAATTCTTTATTTCTCATTTTTAATTTAATTTCATTACTTAATTTAGTATGAATATTATTAAAAATATTTGATATTTTTGTATTTCTAAATGTTTCAAGTGTATTAATATTCATAAATAATTTATCTAAATTATTTTTATGTTCAGATATAATAAATATATATGGTTTATTATTTTCAAAACTATTTAATTTTATATTTAAATTTTTAAATTCATTTATTATATCAAAATAATATATCTCTAATATTGATTTTAAACTACTTATTTCATTAAAATTATTTTGATATGGATTACAATTATTTTTAATTAATAATTCTAATATTTCCTTATTAATATAAATAGTTTTTTTGTTTTTATAAAGTTCTGTACTTGTAAAATTATTATCATATAATATATAATTATTATTTTTATTATTTTGTTGAAAATAATTGGTAATAGGTATTTTTTTTATAGAAGAAATTTGTGAATAAAGTCTAGTAGTTATATTATCTTCATTAAAGTCATTATAATCTAAAATAGGAATGTTTGAAAGTTGTAATTTAGATTGATCTAATATTATATTGCTAATAAAAAATTTAATTTCAGTTTTGAATGTTTCATATAAAATATCTGCATATAGTTTATAATGATTAATTAATAATTGCTGATCAGAATTATATATATCAGGTGTATTATCTTTAAATTTTATAATCTCTGTTAGTTTGGTCTTTATTTCATTTTTATTCGGATCTGCATCATCTGTAGTATTAAATATTTCAATATTTCTAGTTAATATATTAATAATTACATTTTTAATAAAAAAATCATTATTCATTATATTAATATTTATATAGTCTTTCTTGTCTTGTATATAATATTTATTTTTTTTTTGTTTTTCATAATTATAAGGATTTATTAAATCTATAGTATCATAAAATCCTTTACGAAAATCAATAGGTTTAATTTCTATTACATGATCTAAACTTCTATTTGATTTTGGATTTTTATCTCTGCGTGTAAAATCATCATCATTTAATATATTTATATTCTGTATATCTTTTACATCATAATAATATATATTTTGATCTAAATAATAATATGAAAATGTAGGTATATGTATTTTATTTTTATTAGTTGGTTCAAAGATATAATAATATGTATAATAATAAATATTTATATTTTCTAAATTATTTTTTAAAGTAGTCATTAATTTATTAACTTGAACTGTTATGTTTTTAACTATACTATCCCATTTCTCATATATATTTTTATTTAATAGTAATACTAAGTCATCTTTATTATTCCTCATATAATATATGATTATATTAAAATTATATGCAAAATATGAATATTTACTATTTATATTTCTCATAATTTCTGCTATTTTATATAAGTTTTTCGTTGATCCTTTTCTAATATTTATAATATTATTTTTAATATTTTGAAATTCTTTATTTATTTCATTATAACAATCGTATAATTTCTTTTTATACAACAATACAAAATGTAGTTTAGATGGCATTACTATATTGTCGTCTATTATTTTATAATAATTATTTAATAAATTTACTGATATATGATTTGGATTATTTGTTTTTATATAATTTAATGGTAAAGGTATTATATTTTGTGGTAATTTACGTCCCGCTAAATTTATATCAAAATCATCATGTGTTCCCAGGATAGATATTTTATTACCTTCACTGTCATGAAGTATCCCAGAATTAAGCCCAGAATTAATTTCATAATAACCTTCATATCTTAATCCTAGACAATGTGCAACTTGAAAACTTGCTAATTCTTCAATCTTTATATTTAATAAATTATAACTTGGATTAGTGAAAATTTTATTATTTATTAATTCACATAATTTCATAGGCAGGTACCTATCATTATCAATAATACCCATATAAGTAGAATGACCAATAAAATTTATTTTATTTAAAAATTCAGAAATGTCAGGATCACGGTCAGGGTCTCTAAGGTCAGGACCATAATCTACACGGTCCTCTTGTAAAATATAAATTGCAGACATACCTAGTATACTAATTTTAATATCTAGTAAATATTTTTTATTATTATCAAATGAATATTTATAATATATTTTTATAATTTCTACTATATCTAAAAAAGTTTGTCTCATTAATTTATGTTCCATTTCATCATATAATTTATTTAAAATATCATAAACTTTTGTTATACTATATATATGTATATTATCTATTAAATCACAAATATCTTCTTTATTATCCAAATCATATAAATGATTTATATCTAAGGTATCTAAATAATCTATATTATTTATCTCAATAAAATTAAACATAAATAATAATATTTTTTTTAATAATAATTTAAACTCATTATGATCATATTCATCATTAATAGGAATACGAATAACAATATTCTGTAACATATCTACTAACAAATGAGGTTTAAAAATATTATAAATTCCTTCATATGTATAATCGTCATTAATTATTGCACCTATTAACATTAAAAATTGTAAATTAAATGGTACACTCAGATTAGTATGCGATAACTTTGAAAATAATTCACTATACATTTCATATATTAAAAAAATATTATCATTAATGCTTTCCGACCATTTTTTAAAATATAAATTATCATATAATAATTGTAATCTATAATTTAAATCAACTAATTTCCTTAATGATATATAATTAAAATCTTTAAAAGATGTATTAAAATCCATTTCATGTGCATGTCTGAATAAAATGGAAATAACATGTGCGTTATTAGCAGAATAGTTATAATCATCATTATAAGTATTAAATTCTCCAAAATTTTCACCTATTTGATTTATATCATAAGTACCTGATGGGTCATATAATAAACAATATAATAATTTTTTATTATAATTATTATAATCTTTAAATTTTTTAAATGTATCATATATGGTAGTTTCAGTTAATTTAATTGTATAATATCTTGGACCTTTAATAAATGTTTTTTTTTCTAAATCAATTATATCAGATGCATTTGATAGAGCCTTATTATGTCTGAATAATTTATTTATTTCTATATAATCATCAGGATCAATATTTTCGTCATCCAACTTTAATATACCATCATCTCGATCAAGTTTATTATGTGGAATATAATTTATTAATAATTTAGCCATACTTTTTATAAATATATTGGTATCATGTTTGTCATCATATGCCATTTTTTCTAAATTAAAATTTTCAATATTATCAATTGCTTTTTTAAACATATCTTTGATATATTTTTTAGTATTACCAAAAGTAATCAAAGACAATTGTGTATCATTTTCTAATGGCGACCAAGATAATTTATCTCCTTTATGAGGTACAATATCTATTTTTGTATTTAAATGCATATCATTAATAATTTTATCTCGTAAATTATTTTTATATAATATTAAAATTTCAGTTAATTTATCATTAAGATCATCTTCTTGACTTATTTTAGATATATTTTCTAATAATTTATTTTTTTCATCTATATATTTAGTATCAATATATAATTTTATTGTGTTTTTTAATGATTCAAATAATGGTTCATTTTTAATATTATTCCATATTATTTTTCGAATATCTATTATTTTATTTTCAATATTTGTGGAATTATTATATTCTATATACATATCATATTTAGGTTCCATTTCAATGATTGAATATTTACCTAAAAGTAAATAATGTAAAGGTGATGACCCCATATTATCTAAAAAATTAACATCTGCACCTTCATTAACTAAAAAATCAATTAATTTATAAAATTGATTTTCACAAGCTAAGTGTAATGGTGTTTTATTAAATTTATTTGCTTTATCTGGATGTATACCTTGTTGAATGCAAGTTCTAATAATATGTATTTTACATTCTTCAGTTAAATTATTATGAGGTTGTGTAGTAATATAATGTATTATATTATTACCATCTTCATCGACACCATTTAATGATATTTGATTAGTTATAGAATATTTAAATACATCATATATATTAAATTCATTTTGAAATTCATTAAACATTTTTTTAACATTACTAATATCGGTATTTATTTGATTTTTATTATCCTCTTTATAATATCTATATTTATTTTTTTCATATTTAAATTTTTCAATTTTACTTATTATTTAAATACAGAAAAAAATATTTAACAACCGCATGAATTATCACATTTAGCTGTTCCATCTAATGATACACATTTACCTGATATATTACATGTATATATTTTTTGCATTAAAGCTCTTTCATTATTTAATATTTTATCACCATTTTGTTGAAGAAATAATCTATAATTTTGTGCAGAATCAATATTATTTATATTTTTTATAATTTGATCATATGTTCTTCTTTGAAGATAATTAGTAATAAATCTTTTATCTTGCATTAAAGCTGGACAACCGTATTTATAATATCTATTATCCATAATATAAATATATTTAGATATTTTTTTCTAAAATATCTTTTATTATTTCTTGTTTTGTTTTATATTTTTTTTGTCCATTTGTATCTTTCATAACATCTATATTCATATCACTAGCAATTTTTTTAATATCATTAATTTTTAATTTTAATAACATTTTTTCATCATATTTATTTTGTTCATTTAATGCTTGATGTGTTTGATCTGTTTCAGTTGTTTTATTCGATTCATTTGATTTGTTAGATTCATTTGATTTAACTACAGATGTATTATTTATTTCATTATTTTCATTAGAATATATTTCAATATGTTCATCATTCACAGGATTATTAGGCATATTAGATATATATATATTTGTGGTAATATTATCAGAATTTTCAGATATTTTATTAATTTCAGAGTCATTATCATATATAATTTCATCCATTTCAGTCATATATGATATTAATGTATTAATAGGATTATTATAATTATAATTATCAGAAGATATTAAATTACATGTTTGTTGTAAGTTGCAAGAAGGTAAAATACAAGAAGGTAAATTACAAGATTGTGTTATATTAGATGGTAATATATTAGATGGTAATATATTAGATGGTTTATTTTGATAATTTAATAATTTTGTTTCTAATGTAGAAACTTTTTTTTTAATTATTTCAATTTCTTTATAAATAAAATATACTACTAATATTAAAATTAATATAATAATAAATTTATAATCAAATATTTTCATATTATTATTTTATAGATTCTTATATTTAATTAAACTCACTTTAATAAGTATAAATATTTTAAAATAAAATATATAAATTTTTTTTATAAGTATATATATATCATGAAGTTAATTTCTAATGTAGAATTATATACTGCAAGATCAGATGTAGTTTTGATAGTAACTGTTTTAGCATTACATAATTTTTATTATTTTAGGACAAAAGATTATAATATGAACAATGAGATGTGGAAATTGTTTGCTAGTGTTGTTGGTTTTACATTAAATGCATTTGTAGGTAGTAAAATTGGTCTAGCTATAAGTGATCAACTAAATATAAAAAACAATGCGATAAATCAATGTATTTATGATGCTATCAAATTTGGAATAGTATTTTTATCACAACAAGTTACAACATCATATATGTTAAATGGTACATTTGGTTTAAATGATAATGCTTGGCTATATAAATCAGTATTTACAATTGTTGGTTATTGGATATTTAATTTAATACAAATATTTTTACCTGATGTAGATCCAGAATACAAACCATTATTTGAGGATGTTATCAAAGTATCAATAGGTGCTTTATTTAGTCAATATGTTATTACTAATACAATAACTGTTGATTCTATTGTAGGATTAGTAGTTACATTATTAGGATTTACATTATATCATACTTTATCGAAAAAAGTAGTAGTAGATAAAGATGTAAGAACCATATTTGGTGGTGAATCAATACTACCATGGAATTATTATAAAAAAATTAAGAATTTAATAGAAAATAGAATGGATTAAATTAATTTATTTAATGCCTAATTTAAATAAATTAATTTAAAACTATTTATATATATTTTATTAAATGGCAAATTCGGGAGGTCTTCTTCAAATGGTAACATCTGGCAAACAAGATATTTATTTAACTATAAATCCTGAAATTACATTCTTTAAGAAAGTATATAAAAGGCATGTAAATTTTTCAATAGAATTAAGAGAAATATATCCATTACAAGATATAGATTATAATAATATAATATCTTTTTCAATAAATAATACAGATGCTTTATATCGATGTTATATAGAAATAGAATTACCTAAAATTAATAATTCTGATAAATATATAACATCTGAATATTATTTACAATGTAAACAAAATAAAATTAATAATTTAAAATTAATAATAAATAAATGGAAATCATATTATGATAATCTTAAAAATTATGTTGATATAGAAATACAATTATATAGATCATTATACAATTTATTAATAATAGATAATATAACTATTGATATTATTAAAAATACAGTTATTAAATTTAATTATAAACATAAAACATTAAAAGATACTTTTAAAAATAATATTGAATCTGATATATTAGATTTAATAGACATTTCAACCTATATATTAAATATAAATAAATTCATATCAAATACAGAGAATAACTCTGTATATATATTAAAAGATGATATAATTAAAAATATTAACAATATTTATAAAAATATGACAAATTATTTATCTTATTATAATAAAAAATATAATTATTATAATAAATTTTTAAATGACATAAATAATGATAATAAAATAAAATATTCATATTCAGATTATCTAGGACATAACTTTTTTCAATATTTTTCATTAGAATTAGGTGGAATAGAAATACAAAAATATTCTAATCATATTTTACATATTAATCAACTTCACAGAATTAAAAATGATTATATGGATAATTATTTTGAAATGATTGGTCATATAAAAAAATTAAATGAATATAATAATATTGATAAAAATAATAATAAAATAATTGTACCTTTAATATTTTGGTTTAATATTAATTCTGGATCAAGTTTACCTTTAGTTGCTCTTAAATATTCAAATATTACTATAAATGCTAAAATTAATGATATAACAAAAATAGTATGTTTTGAAGACTATGAAAATTTATTTGATGAAATATGTGATATTAATATAGATAATATGAATAATTATGATTATAAATTAGATACAAATTTTATAATAGAAAATAAATTATTATATAGTTCATATTTTTATAATGTAGAATATAAATTTATAAATTATAAATGTAAATATATTAATTATACATTATTAAAATTAAGATATAATAATTTAACTGATAATAATATTTATTATATATTGCATAATTTTGGAATAAAATATGATTTATCACAAATATTAAATATTAATCCTAATTATGATATTAAAAATATGCAAGATATTGATTTTTATGTTATAAATAAAATCCAATGGATTAATTTTATGCTAAATATTAATAAAATTGATATAGATATTATTTCTAAATTTGATTTTTATTATCCATATATAGATTATAATCAATATTATAATTTAATTGGGCAACCAAATATTAAATTAATTGGAGAATTTATTTATTTTGATGAAAATGAAAGAATAAAATATGCAAATTCTAAATTGGAATACATAGTAGAAGTATATGATGAAAATTTATATAATTTTAATAAATATGATTTTGATTGTGAATTTTCTTTTACCAATCCATGTAAAGAATTAATTTGGACACTGCAACCACAAATATATTATGATGGCATTAATTTATATGGAAAAAATTATGAATTATTATATGATATTAAAAAATTTTTTAAAAATAATATAATCGAAAATCAAAAAATGTCTTTTGAACAATTTGATGTATTATTAAATAAAATTGATAATAATTATTATAATTATGTTACATCATATAAATATTTAAATAATATTTTACCTAATGGTGTTTATTATCATTCATTTTGTTTATATCCAGAAGAAAGTCAACCAAGCGGTACTATTAATATGAGAAAAATTAAAAGCAAATTATATCATTTAACTCTAAATAAAAAATTTATTGATGAATATAATGAATTTTTATCAATAATTTATAATAATATAAATATTGATAAAAGTTCTTTTGCGTTAAGATTTATTAGCAAAAGTTATAATATATTTATTGTTGATAAAGGTTATGGTTATTTGATGTTTAACACAAAATAAAAAATTGATATAAATAATTATTATTATTATTATTTATTAAATAATGAATAAAATTATAGTAGAAATAGATTTAGATAATTATCCTCTGTTAAATAAAATAAAACAAGATGAAATTAATAGTACTATATTAAGTTTAATTACAATAGGATATAATATTCATTTTCCATCAATAGAAACAATTAAATATAAAAGTGAATTAAATGATATTATTAAATATTTAGATTCAATTAGATGTGAAATCAAAGATAATAATATAAATTATAAAATTGAATCTTTAGAATTATCATTAAATAAATTAATTGGTTTATCATCTAATTCCTATAAAAAAGGTAATATTGGAGAAAATATTCTAGAAGATATATTTAATAAAAAATATTTAGATATTATTTATGAAAAAAAAAATAATATACCTCATTCTGGTGACGCATGGATAACTTTGCCTGATAATAAATTAATAATGTTAGAAAGTAAAAATTATTTAACTACTGTTAATAAAGATGAAATAAATAAATTAGAATATGATATGACTTTTAATAATATAAAATGGGGTATATTAATAAGTTATAATTCAAATATTCAAGGTATGAAAGATTTTGATTATCATACTTTTACACATAATAAAGAATTATATTCAATTATTATGATATCTAATTTTATGAATGATATTTATAAATTAGATTTAGCTTTGCAAGTTATTAAAAAATTAATGCCTATTTTAGATAAAACTAATAATTTTCCATGGTTAATTAATAATATTAATGATAATTTGATAGAATTAAATAATATTATTAATAAAAATTATTTATTAAGAGATAATTATTATATTATGGAAAAAGATATCCAAAAATCTTTAACTAATTATTATTCAATTTTGAGAGATTATCAATATGATCTTCAACATCAAATTAATAAAATTACTAATCAAATACAATCTACAATTGATTCAAGTTTAAATATAGATTTTAATAATAATTATCAATTGATTTTAAATAATTATAAAGATCATAAATTAATACAAATTATTGAAAGATTATTCGATGTTTTTAAAAAAAAAATTTATAATATTGAAATGAAAGATGAAATAAATATTATTAATAATAATATTATAATAATTAAAATAAAAATACAATTAAAAAAAATTATTGTAAATATAATTGATAATGAAATGACTATTACATTTACTAATAGCAAAGATAAACAAAATAAAACTAACATTGAATATATTGAAAAAAATATTTAGTTAGTAAGTAATTTTGCACATTCTATATAAAATATTTTAGAATATGTATTAGTATATTTTATTTTATGTAAAAATGTCTTAAATTTAGATGATTTATATAATTTATAAATAGATATTAATAATAATATTATAGTAAATATCCATATTATTTTATTATAACTATATTGAGATATATTATATACAGGACTAACTAATTTATATGTAAATGTTTTATCATATTTTACTCCTCTTAAATGTGTTTCTACTATTGTTAAAAAACATACATCTGAATTAAATATCCAATGAAATATTAATCCAATACATAAAACTATATGTAAAATTATTAATAATGGAATATCTAAAAATGGAATAATAATTATAAATAATATTAATAATATATGTAATATATATATAACATTTGCTAAAAATATATTCATTTATATATATTAATATTTTTATTTTATAAAAATAAAATATTAATATATACTAGTAATTTATTAAATATTAATTTTATTTTTAATATTTATATATTTATTTTTATATTTTATATATTTTTTTTTATCATTATCTAAATCAGGAAAATCTTCATATAAATTAGCTGGTTTGTGAAATAACAATGCACAAAACATAACTTGAGATAACATTTTATTATATTCAGATTTGTCTGTATTTATAATTATATTTACCATTTTACAAATTTTTTTATTAATATTTTCTAAAATATTTTTATCAAAAATATCTTTATAATCTAATATTTTTTTTATTTCAGTTAAATTAAAATTATAATTTTTTATTTTAGAATAATTTTTTTCAGCTGGATTATCTTTTATCCCTCCAAATTGATTTATATATTTTTGAATATTTTCGGGTAAAAAATTAGTGATCAGTTTAGGTAACATTATTCTAATATAATCTTTATTTAATTTTAGACTTTCAGGTCGAGAAAAGTATACAAAACTGTTATAAATGATAAATGAAAAGCAAAGCTTTTCATTTATTAATATTGTAAATCAAAGATTTACAATATTAACTTAGAGAAATATTTTTATTATTAAT